CTGTTGCTGGTAGCCAGTTCGTCCAAGCAATTACCATCGCTTAATCGAGAGGCGGCCTTACCGCCATGACACAGACTTATAATGTCAGCGCCAAACAACTGACATCGAACTACGCCGTACTACGAACATTAGAACCTAATAGTTTTGTAGTTGGTCAATCGATGACGGTTGCTGGCGTTGGTACACCATTCAACGGCACATTTCAAATTCTTGATATTCCCGAATATTATTTTGTGGGAATAAATGGCAACACTGGCGCGCCATATTTTGATACAACTCGACCTATTGAAAACCAAGTTTTATACGCTTGCACAGGCGACGATGTTTTGTGGGTCGTAAGCAATGTTGGCACGATCGCTTACTCACAAGTTTGCAGTTGGATTACAGCCGCCGACATCGAGGCATGGCTAGGGATCGCAGTAGCGACCGCAGCGGATCAAACTTTCATTACACAATGCGCGTCAGCTGCCAATCAGTTCATCTATCGTCGTCGCCAAGAGGCAGGTTATTTTGATTCGCTTACGACTAGCCCATCAGGTGATGTCACTTTGGGAACGATCATGTATGGTGGCGCTTTGTACCGTCAGCGCGGCTCAATAGATCAGTTCGCATCGTTTACTGAAATGGGTCAAGCGCCTGTCACAGGTCTATCGCCAATTATTATGCAACTCTGTGGTCTGAACCGTCCAGCGGTTGCCTGATGGCTGTCGCCGCATACACCGACCTCTTTAATGAGGCCATAGACGATCTACAAAGCCTTCTCGCAAGCGTTACGGGCTTACAGGTAGTAAGTGACCCTAGAAACATTGTGCCCGGCACAGGGGCTGCTCTGATCGGCGCACCATCGTTTACGGCATGGTCAAAAAAGATCGTCAAAATGTCATTTCCAATCCAGTTGATCTCATCAGGCCCAGCCAACTTGGACTCGTTGCGATCTTTGCTTTCAACTGCAGCTCTACTTCTTGGGGCAAATGTGGCAATTACCGACGGGCATCCAATAACCCTTGAGATCGGTGGCGCTACATATCCCGCATACGAACTCAACCTGAACATACAATCTCAATCAGCATGAAATTAACTATCGCATCCCCAAGACTCGGCAAAGTTGGTGACGAGTTCATCCCAGTTGAAGGCACAAATGTTGATGCTTTGATTGACGGTGGTTTGGTCGTATCCACAACAGAGCCAAAGAAATCATCTAAAGTCAAATCAGAACCTATCGAGGAGTAATCATCATGGCTACATCAACCCTGCTCTCTAACCCAACCGTCACCGTTAACTCGGTAGACCTAACCGATCAATGCACCGCCGCTGTATTTACTCGCGTGATTGAACAACTAGAGTCAACGGCGTTTGGTCAAACCAATCGTTCATATGTCGGTGGTCTTGAAAACTCAACATTGACTTTGACTTTGTACAACTCTTTTGCAGCGTCAGAAACTTACGCAACATTGAAAGCTCTTGTCGGTACGCAGGTCAATGTGACTGCAAAACCTTCATCGGCAGCAGTGGCAGTGACCAACCCATTGTCAACTTTGACCGGGGCGTATCTTTCAACTCTTCCAATTATTAATTCGCAATTAGGCTCTTTGGAAACCATCGATATTGTTTTCACTGGCGGATCGTATACCGTCACCACGACACCATAAGCACGGCTGTAACTCGGCCCGACACGAAAGGCAGTTATGAAACTACGACTCAAAATAGATCTACAAGACGGTGCAGGCCCTCGAAGCCTCAACACCAACTTGTTTGTCATTGCCGAATGGGAACGCTTAGAGGGACGCAAAATCTCTGATGGTCGTGGCATCGGTGTATCAGACATGGCTTGTTGGGCGCATATGTTGTGCAAACTTGCTGGAGACAAAGTCCCTGCAACTTGGCAAGAATGGTTGAAGCAACATCCAGATGTTGACATCGAGGTTGAGGATCAAACAAACCCAAACCCTACGGAAGGGGTCACTACCGTTATCAGTTAGCGCAACTGCTAGCGGCAACTGGTTACTGGCCCCAAGATATTCCGTTTGACGCGCGTGACCTGCTTACGGTGATTACGATATTAAACAAGTCATCGAGAGGCAACCAATGAGTGTCACCACAACAGTTCAGGTATACGGCGTAAAGGACGCGCTCAAAGAACTGAACAGTATTGACCCAGTCGCTCGACGACAGTTCACAAAGGACGCTGGCAAAGCTGCCGCACCAATCATGGACGCAGCAAAAGCCAAATATCCAAACCAATACTTATCTGGGATGGCATCAAACTGGGCTATTGGTGGAGTAGCAAAGTTTCCGTATTCACAAGCCAAAGCGGTCAAAGGCGTAAGTGTCAAAGTGGATACACGCAAAAAGTCTTTGTCTATCATCAGTGTTATTCAGAAAGATGCAGCTGCATCAATCATTGACATGGCAGGTAAAAAAGGCGGCAAGAACGCTCGAGGTGAAGCCTTTATTCGTAACCTGACCGCTAACGCTGGCGGCCCTTCTCGCGTTATGTGGCCTGCAGCAGTTGGCAAAACCGATGAAGTAGAAGCGAATATGCTTGTCGTCATTGAGTCCGTTATGGATGAACTCAATAGAAACTTGATGGTCATATGATTCGCGTACCGATAGTTTCCGATTACGACGCTAAGGGCGCAGACAAGGCGATCAAATCTTTTCAGCAACTTGATGGTGCTGGCGCTAAAGCAGGTTTCGCATTAAAGAAAGCGTTTGTGCCGGCTCTTGCAGCGATCACAGGTTTAGCAGCTGGTCTTGGTCTTGCTACAAAAGCCGCTATTGATGACGAGAAATCCCAGACACTTCTTGCCAATCAATTAAAGAACACCACCAACGCCACAAATGATCAAATCAAATCAACTGAAACTTTGATCACCAAAATGCAAATGCAATACGGCGTGGCTGATGATCAGTTGCGTCCAGCGTTTGCAAACCTTGTACGCGCAACCGGGTCTTTGGAAGAGTCACAAAAAGCAATGACCAATGTGATCGACTTGTCGGTTGCTAAAAACATTGATCTTGAAACAGCATCGATGGCAGTTTCTAAAGCTCTCGCAGGTCAAACAACGGCATTGTTCAAGTTAGATCCATCTCTTAAAGGCGTAATTGATAAATCAAGTACCGCCGATGAAATTATGCAAGCCTTAACAGGCTCGTTTGGTGGTGCAGGTCAAGCTGCAGCCGACACCGCTGCAGGTGGCTTTGCTCGACTACAACAATCATTAAACGAAACCAAAGAGTCAATCGGTGCAGCTTTACTTCCAGTAGTTGAAAAACTTGTACCAGTTCTGCAATCAATGGCTGAATGGGCAAGACAAAATACAGATGTTTTAATAGCGCTTATTGCAGTGGTTGGTGGTTTTGCTGGCGCAATTGTTGCAGCCAATGTCGCTATGAAACTGTATAACGGTTGGCAAATTGTCGTCAAATTAGCCAATGTGGCATTGGGCGATTCGTTCGTCTTAGCAGCAGGTAAAGGGGGCATCGGCGCAATGGCAACCGCACTTGGCATCATCGCAATATCAATCGGTGCAGTATATGAACTTTTTAGAGAAGGCCCAAAGGCAGTCAAAGAAACCATCCAACCATTCAAGGACTTTGCGTTATTTCTTGCGGCGATGGTGGCAAGCATCGGCAACGCGGTTACTGGTGCAGTCAATTTAGTTGTTAGTGGTATTTATGAAATGGTCAACGAAGCAGTCGACGCAATCAACTTTCTAAATCCAACATCGTTCGGAGAAATACCGCACTTTACCGCACCACAAATTGGCAAAATCCCTGTACCAAGTTTCGGTACGGGAGAACTACCGGGTGGATCGGGTATTTTTGCCCCAGCAAACCCACCAAAGAGTGGTGGCACAAGCGCAAGTAATTTGGGTGGTGCAGGCATAGGTACAGACCTTGCAGCGATCACTGCAAGTGCAGGTGGTGGCGGTGGATCAGCCGCAGCTGCAGCCGCAAGCCAATACGCAATGTCACAAGAAGGCTTTGGGCAAGGATTCTTAGCAGGTGGATTTAGTGCAGGTCAAGCACCAATGTCATCTATAGGGCCAAGCCTTGACACACTCGATCAGATAATGAGCGAAGGATTCGGGCGCACCATTAACCAAGATATCACAGTAAATGTCACGGGTGGACTCGACTCAAGTTCAGACATCGGTCAAGCTGTAGTCAACGCCATTAGAGCGTTCAATCGCACGAATGGCCCTGCACAAATAGCGGTTGCCTAATGGCTGGCTATTCAGTAATCGAGTCAGGAAACTACGACCTTGAAGTTGACACAGGGTATTTGTGGGATGGTTTTGTACTTGATGACGCAACCAAAGGCGTACTAGACAACACAGAGTTCGTGTTGACAGGCACAACCCAATATGCCTCGGTAATGGATGGCACAATATCGTTATCAGCAAAGCGTGGTCGACGCGACATTGGCGACCAATTCACTTTCGGCACACTTAACTTTGTACTAAACGACACACTTGCCGACGGTATCTTCAACCCTTTTGATACAACCTCGCCTTACTACGATCCAAACAACAGTCAGCCGGGGCTCGCACCATTACGCAAAGTCAGATTTTCGCGTTACAACTCGTTAGGTATCAAAAAGTATTTGTGGGTAGGCGTAATTGTCAACTACGACTACACATTTACGCTCGGCGGTTTAGACACTGTCAGCGTCAACTGTGCCGACTATTTCTATTT